CGAGCAGATATACCAGAAATGGTATTTGCAGTGGGGACAGCTGTATAAGCAGCACCACCAGCACCACATGCAATAACATAAACTAGATCATATATACCAGTTGATAAACCTGTTATGGTAATTAAATTACTAGAACATGAAACTGTAACAGCAACACCAGGTGGTAAACGCGAATATGTTGTACAATTTGCTGCAACAGCACTCAAAGTAGTGTTATTAGCGCAGGCTAGTGCTTTAATCCTAATAAAAGGAAAATCATCACTAACAACCATCATCTTTAACAAACGAATATCATAAGTAACCCAGATTTCACCAATAACACCACTAGAACCAGCGGGTTGACCTTCAGTAGCATAAACAAACTTACCAAGATCATATTCCCGCAAACTATCACCGGCAGCTGGAGTAAAACCATCTACTCTAATAAAATAATTTTTAAATGCTGTTTCAGACTTAGCACACTCAACAGGAGCATACATAGAAACAGAGGGTTTACAAACAACAGCTTGTTCATAATTTTCCATCTCATTAGATGTTAAAAAATTTGGATGACGAACATCATACACTGGCGCCATAATAACTTTACCAATAGCTACAGTAGCAGAATAATCTGCTGATGTTGAAACAAATTCAAATACCATACCATCAATATAATACTCTTCAAAATTACGACACACTTTAGAAGCACGAGGTAATAATGAAACACAACCAGGATTAATAGGTATAGTAAAAGCAGTGAATGCTGTTGTAGGTCCAACATTCGCAATCTTCTCACGATCACGTATTGTTATACCATGTCTAGATTCATTAAAAAAGGGAGGTGGGGAAAAAACACCAGTAGCCGAACCCTTTATTAAAGAATTACTCTTAACATAATAATCACCAGAACCAAACAATGAATTCATACCTTGAGTTAAACCTTGACCCAATAAGGAAGAGGCAGCACCCAAGAAAGTCTTCGATCGAGGGACTATATAATCACCATGACCAGAAAATCCTTGCGCACGTTTAAGTTTCTTTTTCTTATTTTTACCGATCTTAACACCGGTAACTAGTTTGGTCACGATTTTTTTCTCAGCTTTTTTAACAGCTTTATTAAGAACTTTCTTAGTTGTAGACATATTTCAGAATACAAAAATTAATAATGTTAATAACAACTGTATACACAACAATAAAAATGAATAGAGATAAAATTTTAAATTTCTAAGCAATAATTAAACAATTTATATTGATCTAACGTTAGAACAGCTCGAGAATCAATATTACATTGTCCTTCCAATCCAGTGTAAAGAGCTTCAAGCTCCCAATCACTTTTGACCATGCTAGAAATTTGACTCATACCAATAACTACGTCTTCGGAAACAATAACTTCACCAACCAATTCAGTTCTATAATGTTGATTTACATATGAAATATACTCAGCCAACACACGTCGACAATAAATATTAGGCCAAGAATCAATTCGTAAGGCATAGGCTCGCATTAAGTGCCAGCGAATGTCGTCTATACTACTTCCATATAAAAGTGAGCACAGAACACGTTCAGACTCAGGGCAAGGTAAAACTATACCTTTATGTTTGATGAAAGTGTGTGATAAAAAATCCAACTCCATAACAGAACGGAACTCTTGTGAATCACTAGTAATTGTAACACCTATTTCTGCTAATATTTTGGTAATAATCGGAATATTATACCATTTTTTAATAGA